CGAGGCCGACCCTATCACAAGCAGGGCGCACATGTTCGCAGCATCAACAATAAATCTGTGGGCATCTGCCTGATCGGTGGCATGACCGCTGACAAGAAGGGTCCAGAGATTAACTATACTGATGCTCAGTACACAGCACTGCGAGATGTGCTGGAAGAACAGCAGGAACTATTCGGAGAGGACACCGAAGTCAAAGGTCACGTTGATTTTGACAGCGGCAAGACCTGTCCGAACTTCGATGCTGCCCTGTGGTTTGACACAGGTGAACTGAAGCAAACTTTCTAGGTTGCACTATAGCTCACTCAACATTTCGTTGGGTGGGCTTCTTTAAATCCCAGACATCTTGGAGATATCCGCATGACACAAATGCAAACAGTTACTAAGCACCTCAACACCTATGGTTCTATCAGCCCACTGGAAGCCCAATCGAACTACAACATCTGGCGGTTGGCTGCTGTTGTAAATCGGCTGAAGAACGCTGGCACTGACATTGCCATGCAGATTAAGACAGCACCTAGCGGGGCCAAGTATGCAGAATACAAACTCGCAAGAGGCTGAATTCTTAGGCCATGAAAGCTGCCATGACTGTGGTTCCTCAGATGCACTGGGGGTCTACACCGATGGCTCTCATTGCTTCAGTTGCGGGGTAAGTAAGACCTTATCTCGTGACAGTTCCACCACACCTGTCCGAAAGGTATCTCAAAAAATGCAGACTAATCTTATCGCCACTGGCGAACCACAGGCTTTGCCACGGCGCAAGCTGACCGAAGAAACCTGCAAGAAATTTGGTTATAACATTGGTGAGTACAACGGTCAGACCTGTCATGTTGCTAACTACCGTAACAACTCAGGTCAGGTGGTAGCACAGAAGTTGAGGTTCGCTGACAAGGGCTTCAAGTTCTTAGGTGACACCAAGGCTGCTGGCTTGTACGGTCAGCACCTCTGGTCTGCTGGCAACGCTAAAATGTTGGTCATAGTAGAGGGCGAATTGGATGCCTGTTCTATGAGCCAAGCACAGGGCAATCGTTTCCCCGTGGTGTCAGTTCCTAACGGCTGTCAGGGTGCTAAACGTGCGGTGCAAAACTCACTTGAATTTGTCGAGAGTTTTGACCGTGTGGTTATCATGCTGGACAACGATGATGTGGGACGTGCAGCAAGCATAGAGATTGCTGAACTGCTAACCCCAAGCAAAGCTGCCATCGCCACCCTGCCACTCAAAGACCCCAACGAAATGCTGGTGGCTGGGCGTACTAAAGAACTGATCGATGCCATGTGGCAAGCGAAGGTTCACCGACCTGATGGTATCCTTGCAGGTACAGACCTATGGGATGACGTATCAATAGATGCTGACACCCCGTCTATCCCCTACCCATTCCAATCGCTGAACATCAAGACACACGGCATACGTCGAGGTGAACTGGTGACCATCTGTGCTGGCAGTGGCGTAGGGAAATCGCAGGTGTGCAAAGAGATTGCATACCACCTTATCAACCAAGGCCAATCTATTGGCTACATTGCGCTGGAAGAGAACGTGAAGCGCACCGCCCTTGGCCTCATGGGGTTGGCTTTAGACAAGCCACTACACCTCACGAAAGAAGGAGTAACTGATGATGACTTACGATCTGCTTTTGATCTTACAGTTGGCAGTTCTAGGGTATATCTTTATGACCACTTTGGGTCGCTAGAGACAGACAATCTTTTAAGTAAGTGCCGTTATTTAGCTAAAGGCTGTGGTGTATCCTACATCATACTCGACCACTTGAGTATCGTTGTAAGTGGTATCGATGACGGTGATGAACGCAAGAACATCGACGTTGTAATGACCAAGCTACGGTCCCTGTGTGAAGAGACAGACATTGGCCTCATCCTTGTGTCCCACTTACGCCGCCCATCTGGTGAACGTGGCTGGGAGAACGGTCTTGAAGTTACACTTAATTCTTTGCGTGGCTCTGCAAGTATCGCCCAGCTATCAGATATGTGTCTGTCAGTTGAGCGTGACCAGCAGGGCGAGAACCCCAACCAGTCTACCGTGCGTATCCTGAAGAACAGATTTTCGGGTGAGACGGGTATTGGCTGCTTGCTCAACTACAACATCGACACAGGCCGCATGACTGAAGTGACACAAGCTAGTGTCTTTGAAGTAGAGGAAGAGCATGATGACTTTTAAAGATAAGTACTGGGTAGAGAAATGCTCAGAACTAGAAGAGTACATCAAGACCCAAGAACGTGAACGCGAGTACTGGGAACGTGAAGCAAAACTTCTAGTCATCCGCAACGGCAAGCTGAAGGCACAGCTAAAACTTTGGAAAGGTACAGCACCATGATTAACCTACTGTTCGACATTGAGACTGATGGTCTTGATGCAACCGTGTGTCACTCAATCGTCATCATCGATGTGGACAGTGGCGTTAAGTTAAGCTGCGCTGACAACCAGCAAGGCTACATGCCTATCGATGAGGGGCTTCACATGCTGTCACAGGCTGACATCCTGACAGGCCACAACATCATGGGCTATGACCTTCCACAGCTAGAGAAGCTGTACGGCTTCAAGTTCACTGGTGAGATACATGACACCCTGCTGATGTCCCGCCTGATCTGGCCTGACCTGAAGGGTGATGACTTCAGGGAACAGAAAGTCACAGGCAGACTGATCGGCAGTCATAGCTTGAAGGCATGGGGTCACCGCTTGGGTAACTACAAGGGTGACTTTGAATACAGTGTCGAGAAGTTTGCTCAGTGGTCTAAGGAAATGCAGGAATATTGTGAACAGGACTGTCACCTCAACATGCAGCTATACAAATTGATGCTGGCTAAGAAGCCATCAGCAGAGAGCATCAAGCTGGAGCATGACTTTGCTGCCATCATCCTCAAGCAGGAAGCCCAAGGCTTTAACTTCAATGAGGATGCAGCACACAAGCTACTGGCTACACTGCAAGGCAGACATGCTGAACTAGAAGCTGAGTTGCAGAAGTCTTTCCCACCGTGGCAAGTCAGGGAACCATTCACACCCAAGGTCAACAACAAGACCAGAGGGTACGTGAAGGGCGTCAAGACCTACAAGGTCAAAGACGTTGTGTTCAATGCTGCATCCCGTGACCAGATTGCCGATAGATTGCATAAGGTCCGAGGCTGGGTGCCTACCCTATACACACCCAGCGGTAAGCCACAGGTAGATGAAAGTGTTCTGTCTAAACTGGACTATCCAGAAGCAGTTCTTCTCTCGGAGGTCATGCTAATCAACAAGCGTATTGGTATGCTGGCAACAGGGAACAATGCGTGGCTGAAGATGGTGAAGGATGGGAAGATACATGGCAGGGTCAACACCAATGGTGCTGCAACTGGCAGGTGTACGCATTCAAAACCTAACGTCAGCCAGACACCTAGCATCAACTCGCCATACGGTGCAGAGTGCCGCGCCTTGTTCCATGCACCTGAAGGCTATGCCCTAGTAGGTGCTGACCTTTCAGGTTTGGAACTGCGTTGCTTGGCCCAGTTCATGTGGAAATATGATGGTGGTGCGTATGCTGATGTCATCTTGAATGGTGACATTCACACAGTGAACCAGAAGTCTGCTGGTCTAAGTTCACGTAACCAATCGAAAACATTCATCTACGCATTTCTCTACGGTGGAGGTGCGGAGCGCATAGGTTCTATAGTTGGCGGTGATGACAAGGTAGGCAGACAGTTAATCGCCAAGTTTATGGAAGCTACACCAGCACTCAAGCTGCTGCGTGAGAGAGTTTTATTTATGGCAAAACTAAAAGGTTACCTAAAAGGATTGGATGGCAGACAGCTACCCATTCGCTCACCTCACTCAGCACTTAACATGTTGTTACAGAGCGCAGGTGCGCTGCTTGCTAAGAAAGCAACAGTAATCCTGTATCAAAATCTAACCACAAAGGGCTATGCTTTCGGCAAAGACTATGCCCTTGTGGCTCATGTCCATGACGAGGTGCAGCTAATAGCCCGTCAGGAAATAGCAGATGAAATCGGAAGAGAAGCAGTACGATCTTTTCAACAAGCAGGAGAACACTTCAACTTTAAAATCCCCATCGATGGAGAGTACAAAGTCGGACGCACATGGTACGATACTCACTGAGAATTTTTCTCCATTTAATAATGTGGCATACTCTAACCAGCCAACGGCTATTCAGAGAAGGAACAAGCATCAACAGAGAAAGCGAGATTTGGTAGCACTAAAGGGTGGTTGCTGTGAAAAATGTGGTGGTGAATTCCATCCAAATGTTTTTGACTTTCATCACATCGATGCTGGTGAAAAAAAATTTCCACTTAAACATAGAAATCTTTGTAGAACATGGGAGAGTATAGTCGCTGAAGCTAACAAGTGCGCCATGCTATGTGCCAACTGTCACCGCGAGGTGCATACCTTTAACGACCCTCGCTTTATCAAATCTAACCATTAATCATTAGGAACTAGACATGACTGACATACACTACATGACACACATGGGCGATGACGATCTAGTTGCTGATGCAGCGCGGGTCTCATTCGACAAACAAGCAGAGAACTATGGACCCTCAAGGAACGCAGGACTGATTTCATTCTTAGCAAGAGAGAACCACCTGCATCCCTTCTCACATCCGCAAGCTACATTCCGATGCAGCACCAGCATCTTCATAAGCAGACAACTTGCAAAGCACCAAGTCGGTGGCACATGGAATGAAGTAAGCAGACGGTATGTGAAGTCCTCACCCAGCTATTGGAAGCCTGACTTCTTTAGGTCTGCAGCACCTGATGTAAAGCAGGGGTCTAACCCTGAAGCACACAGGCGCAGTGAGGAATTCCTAGAAGAATACCACGACATCTGCATCGATGCGATTGCCACCTACAACAAGATGGTTGCACTCGGCATCTGTGCTGAACAGGCGCGAGGTATCCTACCGCAAGGTGTCATCACTGAGTGGGTATGGACAGGCAGTCTCCTGTTCTGGTCCCGTGTCTACAACCTTCGCATCAAGCCTGACGCCCAGCGCGAAGTCCAAGAGTTTGCCGAACTACTAGGTGAACAGATGGCGTCTTTATTCCCAATCTCATGGCAGGAGTTAACCCGAAATGGATGAACCATTAGCAGTAAGCGTAGACCTCGCAGAACTACTAGCAACCACACAAGTTCTAAGTGAGTTATGTATTCAGGCATCAAGGATTATGGATAACGATTGCCCATTCAGAAGTATTCTTTTGGACACAGCTTTCATTCTAAGTGAGCGAGTTCAGCCTAAGAAAAAACCTGACCTAAGTGTGATGCCTTTTGTAGGTAAGCCACAATGAGGCTGCTGTTTGATGCTGACATCATAGCGTTCAAAGCAGCGGCTGCAGTTGAGCGACCAATCAAGTGGGGTGATGGACTGTGGACCTTACATGCATATGAGCATGAGGCCATAGACCACTGCCTTACTTATATCTCAAATGTAAGGCGTGACCTGATTGCCGAGGACTACACCCTGTATCTCACAGGGCCAAACAACTGGCGTAAAGATATCCTTCCGACATACAAAGAGAACAGGAAAGATACGCGCAAACCTCTGGTACTTCAGGCTGTCAGACAGTGGATGATTGAGGAACAGGGTGCAGTACTCACTGACACTTTTGAAGCTGATGACCTACTTGGCATTGAGGCTACCACACACCCTTTAACTACCATCATTGTCAGTGAAGACAAAGACCTGCAGACTATACCTGCCCTGCTGTACAACCCTGCAAAGGACACAGCGGTCAGACATATTGGTGTCTTTGAAGCTGCATACTATCACATGCACCAGACACTGACAGGTGATAAGACTGACAACTATGATGGTCTAGCAGGGTGTGGCCCTGTCACTGCCACCAAGATACTGGCACCAGCTAAAGAACCTGAAGACCTTTGGCCTCTGGTAGTCAAAGCATTTCAATCCAAAAAATTGTCAGAAGAACACGCACTGGTACAGGCACAGGTTGCCCGTATTTGCCGCGCATCTGACATAGACAAATCAGGAAAGGTTATACCTTGGACACCACTGTAAAACATCCCACCCATTACACCGACTTCATGGTTCAGCCAGCAGATTTCATCATGCAAAATGAACTACCTTTCCATGTTGGCAACATCATTAAGTATGCCTGTCGCGCTGGTAATAAAAAATATGAAGGCAAGACATACGTGGAATCCGAGGTGACCGACCTGAAGAAAGCAATGCGCTACGCAGAGATGCGTATCAATCAGATTGAAGGAAAGGATATCATTGATGGCTAAGTGGCGCGAAGACTTCTCAACCAATGAACTTACCTTCAACGAGTACCAAGAGAATGCAGCCAAGACTGCCATCTATCCTGAAGACAGAGCCTTAGAATATCTATCGCTTGGGCTGGTGGCAGAGGCAGGTGAGTTCGCTGGTAAGATTGCCAAGTACTATCGCAAGGACAAAACCTTTGAGACACAAGCAGTCATCGATGAACTCGGTGATATCTTATGGTTCATCTCAGAGATGTCCCGACTGATGGGCCAGCCCCTCTCAATGATTGCAGATAATAACACAACAAAATTAGCATCCCGTGCAGAGCGTGGGCAGCTAAAGGGTGATGGAGATAACAGGTGACAGCAGAACTAGATACCAGAGCGCAGGTAGTAACGCGCAGAACATATAACAGACCCTTAGATAAAGAGGGTAAACATTTTGAAACATGGGACCAGACCATCAACCGTGTGATTAACCATCAGCGGTGGTTGTGGGAACGTGCCAAGGGTTCAGACCTGTCACCTATAGAAACCCTAGAACTTGAGGAACTGCGAGACCTTTACCTGAAACGTATTGCCTGTCCATCAGGCCGTACACTGTGGCTGGGTGGCACTGACGTAGCCAAGCGTAGGGAAGCCTCACAGTTCAACTGTTCATTCGGACAGGTAGAGACAGTCCATGATGTAGTTGATGCCATGTGGCTGTTGCTGCAGGGCTGTGGTGTAGGCTTTGAGCCAGTGGTCGGAACCCTCAATGGTTTCGCTAAACCTGTAGAGATTGAAACCATCAGGTCCACCCGTGACTACCGTGGTTATGACAAGAACAGGGCGCATACACATAACGGTGTATATACACTTGAGGTAGGTGATAGCGCAGAAGCATGGGCTAAATCTATTGGCAAGATACTAGCTATGAAAGACCCTGTTGATAAGGTTGTCTTAGACTTCAGCCAGATCAGACCAGCAGGTGAGAGACTTAGTGGATACGGCTGGATTAGTTCTGGTGACAATACAATCCACAAAGCCTTTGAAGCTATCTGCGCTATCCTTAACAGACGCGCTGGGCAGCTACTGGACCGCATCGATATACTTGATGTAGTCAACTGGCTTGGCACCACACTATCATCTCGACGGTCTGCTGAGATTGCTGTGATGAACTATGGTGACAAGGATTGGGAACGCTTTGCCACTGCTAAGAAGGACCACTGGGTAGACAACCCACAACGGGGCCAGTCTAACAACTCGCTGCTGTTCTGGAACAAGCCAACTTACAGTCAACTGTCACATATCTTTCAGCTTATGACAGAGGCTGGTGGGTCTGAACCTGCCATCATCAATGCCACTGAAGCACAACGCCGCGCCCCTTGGTTCAAAGGCGTAAATCCTTGTGCAGAGATTTTGCTAGGTAATAAGAATTTTTGTAACTTAGTAGAGTTTGACCTCAATAAAACTAACGGCATGGACCCTGATCTGGTGCGCCATTGGATAGGCTTAATTGCCCGTGCAAATTATCGACAAACCTGTGTGTCTTTCGATGACGGTATCCTTCAGCGTAGCTGGCACGAACTGAACCAGTTCCTACGTCTGACAGGTGTAGGTCTGACAGGCATCGTGACTTGGGAGCATCTCAACAATCCAGCTATGTTCGATCTGTTGCGTAACGCTGCACATAAAGGCGCACATGGGATGGCTGATGAACTTGGACTGCCACGGTCTAAAGCGGTCTGTACAGTTAAACCTAGCGGCACACTTTCTAAAATTATGTCAACTACAGAAGGCGTACACAAACCTCTGGGTAAGTACATCTTCAACAACATAAAGTTCTCTACTCATGACCCTCTTGTACCCATCCTTGAAGCGGCTGGATACCGTGTGTTTCCTGACCCTTATGAAGGCCAAGGAGGTGATAGTGTTCTGGCTACCTTCCCCGTTTCTTACGAGGGTGTCAGCTTCGATACAGTGGATGGTAAGCACGTTAACTTAGAGAGCGCAGTAGAACAGCTAGACCGCTACAAGATGATGATGCAGCACTACGTTGACCACAACTGCAGTGTCACCATCAGCTACGACCAGACTGAGATTGAAGCTATCATCGATTGGTTCCAAGAGAACTGGAACAACTTTGTCGGTGTGTCTTT